TGAAAATGAAATTCTCGAAACTGAATATGTTCCAAGTCGCCCAGTAGAAATTATTAATGAGAGACCTTTAAGTACACGGTGTTGCCATTACGCATTAACTGACTTAGAGGCGATTGCATTAAGACAAGATTCCAGAGTACAATGTGTTGAAATTCCCGCAGATCAGCGAACAGATATTAAAATTAAATCTTTTGCAAGCCAATCTGGGATTTATTATAAATTTCCAAATACAGGCAGAAATCCCAACAATGCATTGGGTGTGAATTGGGGATTATTCAGACTAAACAGCAATACAAATAATACCATAGGAGCATCTGGAAATTTATTGTATAACTATCCGTTAGATGGAACAGGCGTCGATATAGTAATTCAAGATGGAGGATTACAATGCGATCATCCAGAATTTGAAAATTCCAAAGGAGAAACCAGAGTTCAAAAAATAAATTGGTATTCTGCTAGTGGATTACCTGGCACACAACCAGCTGACAATCTTTTCTATATTGATACCGACGGACACGGAACTCATGTTGCAGGAATTGCTGCTGGAAAAACTTATGGCAGAGCAAAAAACTCCAACATTTATTCTATTACAGTTGACGGATTAAACGGTGCAAATTCACAGGGCATGCCTATTAGTGATGTGTTTGACGTAATTAAAGGTTGGCACAATAACAAACCAATAGATCCTACAACAGGATTTAAACGCCCTACCGTTGTCAATATGAGTTGGGGGTATACCGCTACATTTCAAAATATAACTGGCGGAAATTATCAAGGCAATGCGTGGACNGGAACAACCAAACAAGCTGCGTANGGTATGATTGGAAGNGACACCAATACTCACGGTGTTAGAATAAGTTCTGTAGATATAGACATTAGCGAAATGATAGCAGCTGGCATTGTTATATGTGGCGCTGCTGGAAATAATTATCAAACAATAGATACTCCTACTGGAATAAATTTTAATAATTACTATAATAGCAGCGTATATGGGCAGGTTTATTATATGCAAGGCGGTAGCCCAACCGCAGCTTCAGGTGTAATTACTGTGGGAAATATATGGATAGGAGATCCTTCCATAGGATTTGCCGAACAAAAGGCAGCATCCAGTGAGTCTGGCCCAAGAGTCGATATTTATGCTCCTGGCACATTTATTATAAGTACAATGTCAACTACAAATGCATTTAGTTGTAATACGCAGTATCCTAATAACAATTCTTTTTTGATAGGAACTTTATCTGGAACTTCAATGGCCTCACCTCAAGTTGCAGGTATGTGTGCGCAATTGTTACAGGCATACCCATCGTATACTCCAGCACAAATCAAAGATAGGATAGTTAATGATAGCGCATCCAATGTTTTGTTTGATACTGGATTAACTGACGATTATAGTGTACTGTACACCCTACACGGTAGCCGAAATTCTTATGCGTTTCAACCGTTTAACGCTGCAACAAATTTTAATGTTACTCCTGGTGTTGTAATGAATAATATTACAATAAATACATAATAAAAATAAATATAAAGGATATCACATGGCGTCAATAACATCTAGAGAACAATTGAAGGAATATTGCCTACGCCGACTAGGTGCTCCTGTTATTGAAATCAATGTAGATGAAGATCAGCTTGAAGATCGTATTGATGATGCATTTCAATTCTACAGAGAGTATCATTATGATGCTGTAGAAAAAGTTTACCTAAAGCATTTGATAACCGAACAAGACCTAACTAATTTGTACATACCTATTCCCGATGCGGTTGTTGGAGTCGAACGAGTTTTGCCTTTTAGTAATAAATCTACGGGGATAAATATTTTCGACATTAGGTATCAAATTTTAATTAATGATCTGTATTCTTTAATGTCTACTGATTTAATTTATTACACGCAAGTTAGACAACAATTAGAATTGATTAATCAAACATTAGTAGGCGTAAAGCCTGTTAGATTCAATCGCCATATGAATCGTCTATACATAGATATGGACTGGGCAGCGGATGTTGATGTAGGAAGTAATATCGTTGTTGAAGCCTGGAGAATATTAGATCCGGACACATACACGGATGTTTACAACGATATGTTCTTGAAAAGATATGCGACAGCTTTAATTAAGCGGCAATGGGGAACAAATATGAAAAAATTTGACGGAGTGCAACTTCCTGGAGGAGTTGTTTTAAATGGTGGTAAAATATATGATGAAGCAGAGGATGAATTGCTAAAAATTGAAGCTGAAATACAATCTAGATTTGAACTACCAGTAGATTTCTTTACAGGCTGATACTTAATATCACCTAACCTCATAGCATATACTAACACCGAAGTCAATAGAAGTCTATAGAATTATGGCAACAGTTAACCATTATTTTCAATCTGGCATTCCGATGGGCAGAGCCTCGGAGCAGAATCTCTACGAAGATCTAATAATCGAATGCCTACAAATCTATGGTTTCGAAGTCTATTATATCCCAAGAACATCTTTTAATGAGGATCGTATTTTGGTTGAGGATCCGTTAAANTANTATGAGAATGCGTATCCAATTGAGATGTATTTGGAAAACACAAATGGNTTTGAAGGTGAGGGAGACCTGCTAACAAGATTTGGAGTCGAACTTCGCGACAGCGCATCCTTTGTAGTATCCAGACGTAGATGGGATAAAGAAGTTGGCAGTAAAGGTCAAACAGTTTTGGCTAACAGACCCGCTGAAGGTGACGTATTATATTTTCCACTAACAAAATCCTATTTTGAAATACGCAAAGTAGAAGGTGATACCCCATTCTATCAGCTTGGCAAACTCTACATATTTAGAATGCAATGTGAGCTAATGCAATTCTCTAGCGAGAACTTTAATACGGGTATTGATGAGATTGATACTTATGCAGATTCGATAGATCAAAATCTCAACAACTTTGAATTATTGATAGAATCAGACGGGTCATTATTATTAGAATTTAACACAGAAACACCGATGATTCTAGAAAGTTACAAAATAACAACAGTTGATGCTGGCGCTAGAAACGACGACTTTGATACCGGCATTACTGACATATTAGATTTCACAGAAAGAAATCCATTTGGTGAGGTATTTAAATAATGTTAGATCAAAGATTTTACTGGGGAACAACTAGAAAAGCAATTGTTGCTTTTGGTAATATGTTTAATTCAATTACCATTGATCGTAAAGATGCGGATGGAAATAGTGAGGAAACATTAAGAATACCGTTATCATATGCGCCTAAAACAAAGTTCTTAACTAGAATACAACAGCAACCCAATGTGGATGAGCGGCCAGTTCAAGTAGTATTGCCAAGAATGTCTTTTGAGATGTTGTCGTTGGAATATGATGTTAATCGAAAAATAAGTCCGCTTCAACAAAATAGAGCAATTAATTCTACAATTAATACTTTAGATACTCAGTATGCACCTACTCCGTATAATATACAAGTTGCATTATACGTATATGCTAAGAATCAAGATGATGGTTTACAGATAATAGAACAAATTATACCATACTTTAATCCTGATTATAATTTAACGATGAAAACAATACCGCAGATGGGTATTAAAAATGATTTACCAATTCTACTAAATAGTATATCTTTCGACGATACCTATGAGGGCGATTTTTCAGATAGACGGTCTATCATTTGGACATTAAATTTTACAATGAAATTAAATTATTATGGCCCAATTAGTAGACAGGGTGTTATTAAGAAAGTTATTGCTAACACTTATAGTAATGAAAATTTAACTGAAAAGCAATCATCTATTACTATACAACCAAATCCATTGACAGCTAAACCTGGAGATGACATTGGCTTTATTGAAACCTTTGAAGATTTTTAATGAAACATATACCAGAACTTGATAAGATTTTTGACATTGAATCTCAGGCCCCTGCGGAAAATTTGCCTGTAATTGCGCCAGAAACAAGCAAAAACTTAGATCAAGAAGATGATTACCAATTGGCAAGAAGTACATTACGCAATCTAATATATAAAAGTGAAAATACTTTGGATGACATGATTGAACTTGCTAAAAATTCTGAGCATCCCAGAACATATGAGGTTGCTGGCCAATTAATAAAAACCGTATCAGATGTTGCTAAAGATTTAATTGAATTACAGAAAAAAGTTAAAGATTTAAAAGACGGCGACTCTGTATCTGCAAAGAATGTTACAAATAATAACGTAGTATTCGCAGGTTCAACCGCTGAGTTATTTAAAATGCTAAAGAACAAAGACGACGGCAAAACAATTGAGCAATAAACAAATATCATATAACGGCAATCCAAATCTTAAACCGATAGGAATTGTTGAATCTTACAGCGCAGAACAAGTTAAAGAACTTATGCGTTGTATGCAGGATCCTATCTATTTTATTGAGAACTACTGTAAGATTGTTTCTCTTGATTACGGACTTGTACCATTTAAATTATATGATTGTCAAAAAGAAAAAGTGCACGTAATACTCAATAACCGTAAAGTTATTTTGATGGAAGGTCGCCAACAGGGAAAGACCATCACAGCTGCAGCATGTATTCTTTGGTATACGTTATTTCAAGAAAACAAAACCGTTGCTATTCTCGCAAATAAATCATCGGCAGCTCGAGAGGTTCTTTCCCGATACGAACTAATGTATGAGATGCTTCCTATGTGGATGCAGCAAGGTGTCAAGACATTCAACAAGGGTGATATTGAACTTGAAAATGGATCTAAAGTATTTACGTCAGCTACAAGCTCATCTGGTATTCGAGGTAAATCTGTAAACTGGTTGTATATTGACGAAGCAGCAATTATTCCAAATAATGTTGCAGAACAATTTTTCACATCTGTTTACCCAACAATTTCTGCGGGACAAACAACAAAGATTCTTCTTACATCTACACCATTGGGATATAACCACTTCTGGAAATTCTGGAATGAGGCAGAACAAGGATTGAATGGATTTGTTCCAATGTTCATTCCATATAGCAAAATTCCTGGTAGAGATGAGAAATGGGCAGCAGAACAAAAATCTATGCTTGGCGAACTAAAGTTTAACCAAGAGGTTTTATGCAGATTCTTAGGTTCATCCAATACTCTTATTAATCCCGACACAATTTCTCAGATGTCTACTCGTCAATTCGTTTATACAAAAGACGGACTGGATGTTTTAGAAGAACCAATTAGAGCAACCAAAAAAGACGATGGAACGTACGAAGGACAAGATCATATCTATATGCTTGTCGCGGACACATCGCGAGGCGTTGGGGGAGATTACTCAGCATTTGCAGTTATAGATATTACCGCATATCCATACAAAGTGGTTGCAAAGTATAGAAGTAACAGAATCAGTCCGTTGATGTTTCCCAATGTAATATATAAAGTAGCAAAAGATTATAATAAAGCTTACTGTTTAGTTGAGATTAACGATAACGGACAGCAAGTAGCAGATTCGTTGTATATGGATTTAGAATACGAAAATGTATTCTTTGTGGGAAGTAATAGCAAAACAGGACAATACTTGTCCGGTGGATTTACCCATGGGGCGACTCTTGGAGTTAGAACTACGAAACAAGTTAAACGATTAGGATGCACGTCATTTAAGAGTTTGGTAGAAGCCACGAAACTATTAATACATGATGCAGAAATTATTGAGGAAATATCTACATTTATTGAAGTTCGAGGAACCCATAAAGCAGATGAAGGATACCATGACGATTTGGTCATGTGTTTGGTTTTATTCTCATGGGCAACAAACGAACCATTCTTTAAAGATTTGACAGACACAAATCTTAGAAAAGTATTATACGAAGATCAATTTAAACAGATTGAGGAAAATCTTACACCNTTTGGAATAGTAAATGACGGGCTACCGGAAAAATCGCAGCCAGAAGTTATTGACTCGGATTTATGGTGGAATCANGACCCTGAANCAGANATGAAAAAAATGAAAAGAAATTGGTTGGAAAATGTCTAAAAAGAGATACTTATAAATAAATAGTAATCAATAGTTATATTGGACTATCTATAAAATCTTAAGGAGAATAAGATGGCATTTCAGCTTTCACCTGGCGTACTAGTACAAGAAAAGGATCTATCTTCGATAGTGCCGGCTGTTGCTACTTCCGCTGGCGCATTCGCTGGCGCCTTCCAATGGGGACCTGTTGGGCAAGTTACCACCGTCGATTCTGAGAATAATTTGGTTAAGTTTTTCGGCGGGCCNACTGACGAAACTTATACATCATTTTATACTGCAGCTAACTTTTTATCATACGGTAATAATTTACAACTAGTTCGTGTTGTTAACGAAGGAACCGCGAAAAACGCAATTGCAAACGCAAGCGCAACCGCAATTTTAATTAAAAATGAAGATGACTTTTTAAATGGTATATATTCGGC